GCTCTGATAGCATCTTCTGCCAATATTGAGCAGTGAATTTTAACTGGCGGTAGTGCAAGTTCAGTAGCGATATCTGAGTTTTTGATGGCCTGCGCCTCATCCAAGTTCTTGCCCTTGAGCCACTCGGTGACAAGGCTAGAACTAGCAATAGCACTACCACACCCATAAGTTTTAAACTTCGCATCTTTAATTATGCCATCTTCCACTTCTATTTGCAATTTCATAACATCACCACAAGCTGGTGCACCAACCATTCCAGTTCCTACTTTATCGGAATTTTTGTCGAGACTTCCTACATTTCTAGGATTCTCATAGTGGTCTATTACTTTATCACTATAAGACATTTATTTGTCCCAATTTTTCTGTGCATTAAAGTTTGCTTGACTGAATTCTAATCTATCAACTAACTTAACTGCATTACCTTTTAATTTATCTACTGCAACAAAACCTTCTGGATTTGTTACTTTGAATCCATTTTCTGTTTTTAAGAATGAACCTGTTACTTGTCTAATCTGTTGTAGTTTTTTGATAATCATTGATTTAGCTTCAACTAAACCATTTTGCATATCAAAAATCTTTTTTAATTCTGTGGCAGATGTGCGATAGAAACGCATAATCTCATTCTTCTCTGCCTGACGCTTGCGTTTTGTTTCTTCTTTTTTGGCCGCAAGAATCTCTTTATTTAATTTGTCTTCAATAGTTTTAATCAGTTCTCTTACATGAGCAGTTGTATCTTTAATTACTTCACCAGCTCTAACTTTAGAATTGTTAAATGTTTTAATCTGTGTAAGTATTGTTTGATTTGCTGATATTCTATTTAGCACAACAGGATTAATGGTTCTGAACAAGTTACCTAAGTCTGATAGAATGTAAGTAATATTTTTTGTTTCTTGCTCTGTAAATGTGGCAGTACCAGAAGCATCTATAAAATAAGCATCACGGAACCAAACATCTTTGGTTGTAGTAAGGTTCTTAATATCAATATTAAATGAGGCCTTCATATCATTGAATGATTTGCCTGTATATGAAGTATGAAATACAATACCGAGTTGTGCAGCCATCATCATCTGTGCTAATTTAGAATCAGTAGGCACAGCATAAACAATAGTGTTTGGTTGAAATGTGATATAAGATTCACCATCAATCGTTACCTTTTGCAAATCACCCTTAGTAAACATCATATCACCTTGCAATACACCTTTGATACCAAGTTTTGGCAAATATCTTAGTGCTACTTTTAACTTAGCATTAAGTCCTTCTGCCGGGTGGTTGTTGTCGATATCTTCATCGGAGTAATTTAGTTTTGGATTGGCATTGAAAACGCCTTTAGTACCAACAAAGAATTTACCATTGTCTGGATTAATTCCACAGAAAACGGCAGGTGCACCGTCCCATTTTGTGGTGATGTTCACTTTAGTTTCTGCGTGACCTGCTAACATATCTCGTAATGAACGGAGAAAATCGATGGCATCTCTTGTACCATTTACACCACGATTTAACACCTCGTCTTCGATATGTTCTAAATGAACATTCTTATTTTCTTTTGATTCTGTTAAGTATTCTGTAAATTTCATTTTAATATATCTTTAAAAATGGACCGTTTTTACCACCAAATTCTTTCTTAGCACCATAATATAAAGTTCTTAACCATTCATCCATCATTCCTTTTTTCTCAATTAGATGCCATGTTAGTGCCCAACGGAGACCAATTAACTTGGATGAAAAACGACCAGCGGAACTTCTTGTTCTATCTTCTGACAAAATAGCATTACGAATAACTTCATCTGCACCTTTTGTTACTTTATTTCCCATCTTAACTTTTAATTCACCTAAATCGATGAATTGGCCAGCAACTTTTAACTTAGCAAGTTTTTCGATGTATTCAATCCAATATTTAATGTTAGTATCAGTCCATTTACCAACGGGGTCAATATTAGGGTCTTTACTTGCTGATGCTGGTCTTGGTAAATTAACTTTCTTTAAAAAGGTATCTAATGCTTCAGAAGATACTTTACCAAGTTTTGCACCACCTGACCGACCTTTTGGTGTTAAATCTGTTTGTACCAAATTTCTTGGTTGTGAATATTGAAAGTTACGAGCTTGACCGTGAATTTCTTCTTCACCAACAGTAAAGTCAAAAGCGAATTCACCTGTATCAAATTCATTTGGATTTTTATGACCAAAGTCTAATGATACCTTTACTGAACCTGGTACAACTTTAAAGTCCAACTTTTTACCTTTACCACCTGCGTTAGCAGTTTCGGCTTTGGCCTTCTGTGTTGACTTCTTAATAGCTTTCAAAGATATTGGTAACATATCTAAGTTAGCCATACAAACTCTCATATAATCATTTAATGCTAACAAATTGGATTCTTTATCTGAACCTTTTGTCAAATCTTTAATTTTATTTTCTATTACTTTTCTCTTGGCCTTTTTGACCATGTAAATATCTGCTGGGTCCCAGCGGTCTTTAATAGAGACACCACATTTCTTTTTAGCAATATCTTCAATGAATGGCATAAAACCATCATCACGGGAGTATTCGTAACCTTTACTGTTACCAATATAATCTTTTAATGCTTCGGCTTGTTTTCTATAAGATTCCAACCATTCGGTGTTTACATCTTTATACACCTTTTTAACAGCTGCGGCTAATTCACCAAAGTGTTTATCGGGCCTTTTACCCTTCTCAATGTAGAGTTCAAAGTAAACCCTAGAACCGTTTTCCTGTTTGGCTGTTTCTATTGCATTACCGGCCATCTATTACTCCATATGTTAGTAGAGTATTTATGCTAACACAATTACCTGATAATGTCAATCTCTTTTTCACCTGTCCAGACTTCAATTTCAGTCCTGAGGCGGTTTTCTGTCTTTAGATTTTCGAATCGGTTGGTGGCCTTGTTTTTCCACCATTCGATGATGTTGGAGAGGTTGTGTTTATCATAGTTTTCATCTTTGATAAACTTGTCGGTTTTACCTAGAACCACATCTTTGAAGTTTTTGATACCATAGTTACAATAATAGTATCTTTTCTTCTCAGTCAAGGCCTTCGCCTTATCGATAGTAAGCATAAACCTATCATAATCTTCTTTATGATTCTTTAATGCTGCTTTGGTCATTGAAATGATGGTGTTACTAATCTTCAGTTTACGACTAGAGGCATCTTCAGGCACAATAGGACCACCGTGGATGGTTTCAACATATTCTTTGATGTTATCATATGGTTTGCCGTGCATCATTGGCAAAAAGTCAGACTCCGTAACTCCACCAAATCTAAGAAATGGTTTCATACCATCATATTGTGACACAGCCTTTGTTGAACCATACAAACTGGTTGTTTCAAAGAGGCAAGTATTCATATCATACTTTTTATCAAGTCTTTCACGGACTTCATGTGAGCAACAGATTGCAGCCAACAGTTTACCACCAAGGTAATTGTAACCAAATGGTTGTGCAGGTACAATAACGAAACCCATACCTGCCGCTTTGTTAAACGATTTGGTTGTCTCCGTTTCGTTTGTAATCACACAGCCTAGTAACTCATTACGAGGCTTCATCATAATCGTTGGAGACCCAATCCGTATGAATCCGACCCACTTCTGAGTGTTCTTCTCTAAGATGGCCAATCTAACATTTCTACCAGGACTTGAGATATTAATATGGGAAGATATGATATCAAGGTATTGTTGCCATCTATCGGCATCCAAATCTACGATTTCAAAATCCATATCTTTTGGATGCATGGTAAAATCCGAGAACAAGTCTTCTTCAGGTCCCATGCCAGGCAAAGCAAATGGGAGTTCCGCCAAAGCATTTAACTTTTGGTCTCGCATGTATTCATCAATGCGATTGAAATCTCCAAAATAGTCTTCAAATACTTTAGCACAATGTAATGCTTGTTCTCGGTTTAAACTCATTCGAAATCAAAATCCATGGTTTGTTGGGAAATTAAAGTTTGTTTTCCCATCTCAAATAGACCAACTGCACCAAGAAAATCTTTAGCACAACTGGTGATAACAACTTCATTTTCTGTGTCTAGTGATGCAATCACAAATTCTGATACCTCTCCATCTTTAACCATTTTACGGAAATGGTCAACGATTTCAAGCAAACCTTTTTGGTATTCTTGAGCATTTTTTTGCTCTTGTGTTACTAATCCAATCACCTTAGAATCTGACATAATTATCCTTATACTTTGAGACCACCAAAGTTTTTGTTAAATTTACTTTCACGGTTACCGAAAGTGTTCAATGGTTTATCTTCTTCTTGACCAGCATCAGCCAAGTTTTGTGCCGATGGTTCGGCATCATATAACCTCATCTTAGCACGGTCAATGCCAAGGACAAATCGTTTGTAATCATTTGGGTCACCATAACGATTCTTCAATTGTTTCACCATAATCTGATTCAAGGCTTCAAGTTCTTCATTAGAAACCAAAGCAAACATGAAGTCAGCAGTTGCTGGTAAACCAAAAGATTCTGAAGTATCTTCAAGGCCAGGGTCTGAACTTGAATAACCACTTCTTGTTGTTTGTGTCGCACTTACAATTGGCACACCAGTCTCAACAGCCAAACCTCTCAACTCTTCAGCAATTGATTTGATGTATGAATAACTATTCACATTGGCGCCAGGTTTGATACGAGCAGAACAACAAATATTCAAATAATCAATAAAGATAATATCTGGTCTGAAATTCTTCTTCAAGGCCAAATCATTCAACAAAGCACGGAAGTGTAATGCACTAGCAGATGCTGTTGGATATTCTTTGATGATTAATTTACCATGAGTTTTATTCCTGAGAGTTTCAAACTTTCTTTCATAATCAACTTTAGGTAAGGTGTGCAATTCATTCAAATCAATATTTAGCAAATTAGCATCAATACGCTCTGCAATCTTTTCTTCTGCCATTTCCATTGTGATATACAACACATTATGGCCTTGAGATAAAGCACCGCCTGCCACATGGCACATGAATAAAGATTTACCAACGCCTGTTCCTGCCAAAGCAATATTCAAGGTCTTAATTGGTAAACCGCCTTTCGTAATCTTATTGAATAGGTCAAGGTCAAAACGAATACGAGATTCTACTTTATGGTAAGAATCATAACGAGCGTCATAGTCTTGGATATAATCGTGACCAACATTGTTATCAAATGAAACTCCAAGAGCATCACTCAATAATTGTGGGATTTCACCTTTAGATTTTTTGTGGTTCTTATCATCAAGGATTGATACTGATTCCATGATGGCATTATAGATGGCTTTATCTTGGCAAAACTTTTCAGTTTGTTCAATCAACCATTGTGTTTCAGTTGGTTCATTCTTAGCCAAGTCAAGTTCTTTTACCAATTCAATGGCATCACGAACCTGAGGTTCAGTAAGATTTTTCTTTTCTGTAAAATTGATTACAAGAGCCTCGTGTGTTGGAGGATTCTTGTAGTGATTGATGAAGTCGAATACTTCCTTGAAAACTACCTTTTCGGTGTTATCAGAGAAGTATTCGGCTCGGAGGAACGGTAATACTTTTCTTGTATAATCTTCATTGTATATCAGATTCTTGAGAATCGTCTGTTCTAGTCTGTTCATTATATCGCTTCGATGTTATTAATTCTGTAAGTATGTCACCCATAATTGTATGCAATTTTTCATCTTTTGTCAAGTCATCTATATCATGTTCACCTGAATTAACAATAGTATAACCGAATTCTAACCTTGCCATACCACCTTCTTCTTTAACTCTAGCACGGTGATAATGGTAAAGGACTCCTTTATAATCGGGCATAAGGAGTCCAATACCTGTCAAGTCAGAATCTTGGAATTCAACGAATTCAAAATCAACACCTTCTTTAAGCATCTTCGGCTTCTTCTTCCAAAACAGGAGTTTCTCCCATAATGTTTCCATAAGCAATTCCATATTTTTGATTTACGAATTCTTTAAATGCTTGTGTTTTAAGTAGTGGTGCCCAAAACTCTTCTGTCTGAGTGGCATCAAACCTTACTTTGTCACCAATCTCACCAGTCTCCTTGTCGACCTTTGCATACCATCCAGGACTTGGCTTAGATACAAAGCCGCCTTCAATCGCAATATCGACAAGACCAGAATACTTTTGAATGCCGCCATCGAAAGATACTGAGATAGGTATTTTAGATTTCTCTTTGACATACCGTGATTTCTCCACATTAATAATAAAATTGTAACCCACAATCTCGGTGCCTTCTTTTTCTTGTTGACGACCTAAGATATAAATGTTATCTGCTGAGTAGTAAGAACCTGTGCCACCACCAACGATATCTTTCGGGAACATACCAATCTCTTTGTAAGTATGGTTCACAACTACCATTGGAATATCTTTCAAGTTTAAGTGTGGTGTTACCATACGGAACAAACTCTTAACTTGTTTAGCACGAGACATATCAGCAACTGATTTGCCTTCAAGAGCATCTTCAACTTCTTTCTTTGATGCCAAATTACCAATTGAATCAAGGATAATAATCAACTTATCACCACGATTTACTTCTTGTAGCTGTTGCATGATATCAAACTTCAACTGTTCAATGTCAGTCAAAGGAGTATGCATAACTCTTTCCATGTCAATCTGGAATGTTTCAAAGTATTTGATTGGTGTACCAAACTCTGAATCATAGAATAACAAAGCTGCATCAGGATATTTGTCCATGTAAGCCTTTGCCATCAACAATGAGAAAGCAGTCTTAAAGTGTTTTGATGGACCTGCCCACATCGTTAGACCAGGCACAATACCGCCGTCTAGTTTACCTGATAATGCCACATTAATCATTGGCACTTCGGTAGGAATCATGTCTTTATCATTAAAGAATTTTGATTTAGCAAGAATCGCACTATCTTTAATCGTGGAATTCTTTTTCAGTTTTTCAAGCAAGCTCATATTAAAAGGTACCTCCGTCCATTTTGGTAATTTTTGATTTGGGAATTATTTCATTTTTATCATCTATAAAGGATTCTACACTAATAGATGGCTGTGTGTCAAGCACTTTCTTCTTCTTTGCCTTAGTCTTTAGTATAGGAATTTCTTTCACATCTACTTTGTTTCTTCGGTATGTTTGATTTGCAGCTATCAGTAATAAGACTGCCAATGGGTCAAAGACCACAATGATAATCATAATAACTGCTCTTACTGCTTTATCTATAAAGTCGGGGTCATCTTTATTATAAAGAGCCTCGGCAATATACTTGATTGGACCAATCTCTGCCGTCAGTTTGTTTTCTTCGGTAAGTAATGGCAGTTTTTCACTTGCAATTCGTTTCAACTCTGCTTGTGTTTCTTGGATTTGATTGTCTATTTTTCTACTAGCAGTTGCTGGGTCTCCTGCTCTTTGTAGAAGATAGGTTAACCTTTCTTTAGCAATCTTTTCTTGTTGTTCTAATGTTTTAATTTGAACTGTGTTTGCACCAATTATAATATTGGAATCAAGGTGTGCCTTTGAAAGGTAACCAAAAATACCCATCGATGTAATCATCATCAACAAGGCAATCGCTACTAAAAAATAGTAACGCATAATTCGCACAGTAACATTCCAATTGTTATACAACCAAGATACTGTTACCAACTTAGCAACCTCTAATACTGAACCCATTAAGATAATTGGCCAATAAGAACCAGGAAATATCTGTGCGAGACCAACTACTGAATAGAAAGCTGCAATTGCAGATAGGCCTATTGCTGTTAAGAAAGGTAGTATGACTTGAATCATGGATTGTTTTTATGATGAGGAACATCAAACACAAATGTTATCCTCGTTTCATCTCCTACATTGACTGTGCCGTGTGGGTTTTTGTTATCAAACCATAACAATGTGCCAGGTTCAACAATAACTTCATCGTCACCACAATGATATTTGTAACGGCCTTGTATTGACAAATGGTATCTATCTTTGGTCAGATAGTAAGTTCCTTGGTCAATGTGGGTGCCTACAATATCACCAACAGGTAGCGATAGAAAACCACACCGAGAGTGTGAATGAAAATGTCTTTTCATAAATTTAACAATCTCGGTATGTCTATCATATGCAGGAGTTTTGACACAAATTTCAGTATTATATGCCATCTCTCCTGGCTTTGTAATTGCACCCATTACTAACTGTAATACACCAGCTTTGATAGTGTAAACATCTTTATCTAACTGCTGTGTACCATCAAGTTGTTTTTGATTACCCCAATCATCTTTGTATTTTTCCAATTGAGATTTAAACTTTGAAACATTGATGCCTGTTTTAATAATGCGAATATCAGCCAAAGAAACTCTCCAAAGAATTCTTCTTTTCAGTTGACCATTCCATACAATCTAAAACAACTTTGATTGGTTCAAGGAATGCTTTGTCAAATTGTGTATCATAATCAATATAACTTTGAAGTTCAAACTCAGGTGGCAATCGGCCAGGATAACTAATGACCATATCTTTAAATGGGTTTGGTTGTTTCAAATAAGTAAACTTTAACTTCTCACCATCTTGAATCTTAGGATATTTCTTTTCAAGTCCCAATTGTTTTAGATGATGATTATAAAGAATAGCACCTTTCACATGGATTGGTGTGCCTTTCTTATACATTGTAAC